GGCATTGCGCTCATAGTCCACCCGCAACGGGTACATGGCAGCCTTCAGCCGGGCGTCCAGCGCCTGCAGGATGGTCTCGCGCTTGCTCGGCATGTCTATCTCCAGCCGGCGACGATGCGCTGGGGCAGGCCTCCGGCGATGCGAAGCGCCGCGGCGTAGAGGTTCAGGCGCTTTCGCAGAGTGACCTGCGGCACCAGGGCGAAGATCGGAACGGTCCGGTTCTTGAATCCGCGCGCGGCCTTGGTGAAGCCGTCGCGTCCCATCGTTCTGGCACCGCGCTTGACGCGGCCATCGTCGACCAGAAGGGCGGCGCGACCCGGGCGATAGACGAAGCGCAGCGCCCGACCGGTGCGGCCTTCCCATTCGGCGGGGGTGATACGTCCACCCCGACCCGACTTCATCGCCGCCGGCAGCGGAACGGCCAGCCAGAAGCCGTTCTGCGACCTGATGACCGCGCCCCGCTCGAAGGCGCCGACGATCTTCGACGCGCGGGTCCAGATCAGGGCGGCCGCGTTCATGCTCGCGGTCGCCTGCGGATAGGCCTGCGACCGCACGGTATTGGCCAGACGGGTGCCGAGACCGGCGCCCGTGATCTCGCCGCGCCATGCGGCCTTGATCGACTGCGAGGCACCGACCATGGCGCGTGTGACAGACCGGGCTCCAGCGCGCCGCTCTTCGGTCAGGATCTTCCCGACGTCACCGCGCACCTCGATCTTCAGGTCAAGCACGAGGACGCTCCGCAGGAACGGCTTCGCACTTCCACACGAGCCGCATCCGGTCGCGCATCGGCTCACCCTGAACGACCAAAGCCTCGCCATTGACGGTGAAGCGGTCGCCCGCGGTCGGGGCGGCCACCTCGGACACCCGCACGTCGATCATCTGGGTATCCGAGACAACCGATCCGGCACCATAGTCGGTGTCCGCGTCCGGAAGAGACAGGATCACCCGGCACGGGGTGTCGATCGACGATCTGGCGGGCCGGTACAGGGCATCCGCCGCCATGTTGGGATCTGCGAAGATCGCATCGATGGCGGCGGAGAAGGCGGTCATGGCGCGCGATCAGAGCGTGAAGGCGCCGGTGAGGCGAACGCGGCCGATGGTTTCGCCGGCGCCAGAGCCGACGGCAGCGACTGCCACGCCGATCAGTTTGTTGGCACCGGCGGCCGCGTTGGTGGTGCAGTTCTTGGCCGTATCGTCCCAGTAGATGCGGGCGCCGACCGTCCAAGCCTGAGTGCCTGCCTTGACCAGGTCAAAAACGCCACCGGTCTTGATCTCGACTTCGGTGCTGATCAGCGCATCGCTGCAGGCCACGCCGAAGAGCGAGCCGACAAGGCACCCTTGACCCGAGGAAAGGGCATAGGGCGCGGTCACGGTGAGCGTGTCACCGTCCTGGATGAAGTTCTTCATGTTCCACTCCGGGGTTTGAGGGCACCTGCCACGCCGTTTCGTGGGTCAGGTGTAGACCCGGGGCCTCAGCCCCGGGCCGGCATCAATGAAGGCCGTCAGCTGCTCAGGCTGCGCCGGGGTTCTTGTAGAGGCCCAGCCAGTCGATCGCCTTGCTGGCGAAGTCGTGACGCGCCTTGATCTCCATCCCGTCGCGCTCGAAGCCCATGCGGGTCTCCGTGTAGACGCCATCGTTGCCTTCGAGGTAGGCGTACTCGACCGTGTCGATGCGGTTGTAATCCGCGGCCAGGAACCACGGATCGTTGCCCGCCGCCGGGATCAGGCGCGGTTCTTCGACCACGGTCAGCCGCGACGCAAAGGTGTTCACGTCGGCCGTCGAGGCAGGGGTCGTCGCCGTGACCTGCTTGCGCGCTTCGACGGAACGCTTGCCGGGCGGAACGATGATGTACTCGGGCAGAGCGCGGATCAGACGACCCTCGATGCCCTTCTGTGCACCCATCGAGCGGTAGGCTGCCGCCAGGTTGGCTTCGTCGATCGCCGTTCCGGTGCCCGCAAGGTTGCCATGGGTGGCGTGGAAAAGTGCGACACCGTCCGACATCGTCACGCTCCCGGTCAGGTTCGCGTAGACCAGGTCCGATTCCAGATCGGCCGCGGCTGCACCGAAGGCAGCCGGGATCCGAGTGAAGGCATCCATGTCATCGTTGATGATCGCCTGACGGCTGATGCCCATGATGCGACCATAGCTCAGAAGCGCGTAGACTTCCTTCTTCTCCCCCATGGTACCGTACTTGATCTCGCCGGCTTCGTTGACCTTCAGAAGATCGGGGGCACCACCAAGCTGGTTGCGGGCAACCTGCTTGAAGTCGACGATGGTCGTGCGCCGGGCCCAGATCGTGAAGGTCCGCGCGGTGGTCTCGTAGGCGGTGCGCAGCGTCTTGTTCGCCACGTTCGCCAAGATCGACGGGAAGTCCGAGTTCGTGTGGTAGCCGGCCGACCGCATCTCGAAAGCCGCGCCAGCCAGTTCCATTTTCGACATGCCCCGGGTGCTGATGCCGCGACGCTCCAGCGCGTGGCGGGCCAGCTCGACGAGCGAATAGCCGCGGAACTCGCGGGCATCCTCATTGATCGGGTTGGCCTTCGGATCGTGACGGTGCATGAGCGCAAGCGACATGGCATCGCGGTACTTGACCTCGGTCGCCCCGTCACCACGAGCCTGGGCCGGGCTGATCTCGGATGCGCCGACTTTGGGTGCACGCTCGGCCAGCTTGTCCAGAATCTGCGAACGTGCTGCATCCAGGCTGGTGCCATCGGCAATCAGCTTTTCGCCGAATTCCGCGTCCAGACCGTGCTGGCGGACCAGCTGCGTGATGGTCAGTGACCGCTGGCGCTCGGCCTCGGTGATGGCCTTGGTATCCTGCATCGGCGCCGGATCGTTCCGCACTTCCGTCTTCACTTCGGGATCGGTTTCAGTGCCGCCCGCCACTTTCGTCTTGTCGCTCATCGCGCGTCCTTTCATGGAAGCCGCATTAGCGGCGGGAAGGTCCTGACGGGTCAGGACACAGGGGTTCAGCGGGGGCGCTTTTGCGTCACCGCCTTCGGCACGGATGTGCGCGCCGGCATCGGCGGGCATAGCGACCGCCGAAATCTCGAAGGGTTCCCAGTCCACCGCGCGCCAGTGCTCGCGTTGGCCTTCTTTCTTTGTGATGTCGTACCGATGCACCCGGTAGCCAACCGAAACATGGCGCACGGTCTTTTCCATGATGCGGTGCACGATGTCCGCCGCGTCGGGGGCGCTGGTAAGGCGAATACGCGCCGTCGCTTGGCCACGCTCGACTTTGACTGAACCCTCAACCACCGTCCCGATCACATCGGACAGACGCCACGAGCTGTGCGAGTTGAGAAACGGTGCGCCGCCGTTCAAGCGCTCCAGCCGGATTGCTCCGGGCTCCACCACCAGCTCCTCGTCGTATTCGATGCGATCGTCCCAACCTTCCCAGCGAACGCGCTGCACTTTGGCGCCGGTCGTCCAGACGATGTCGATCTCGCGAGCCTCGGTGTCGATCGAGGTCGGCACGACTTCGGCCTGCCGCGCGATCAGCGGCAGGTTCACGGTCTTGTCGGTCATATGGGTTACTCCGTTTGGCCGCCGCTCGAGGCGGCATCATCGGTCAGGTCTTCATCGGTCGCTTCGGCCCCCGTATCTGGTGCGCCTTGCCCGGCCGCTTGGAGGCCACCGCCCTTGCTCACGCGACGCGGGTCGCTGTCGAAGACGAGCTCAGCGTCGTCTGTCAGCTTCGCCATCGCTTTCCACTCTTCCAGCACCTCCTCGGGATCGTAGCCACGGGCAGCGATCTTCTGCGCCAGCGTCGAGAAACCAGCTCGCACCTCTAGAAGGTCGGCTTCTGCGTCCTGCTTTGGATTCACACTCTCGAACCGCGGCGGGGCCCACTCGACGTCGATTGCACCACCCATCGGGATGAGCCCTGCCGTCCGCGACGCCAGGATGAACCAGTCCCAGATCGGCTGGCAGAACATCGGAATAACGGTCATCCACTGGATCTGCTCGACCATGCGGCGGAACTCGTTGAGCCCCACCCGCGCTGACGAAAAGTTCGCTTCGCGCATGTCTCCCGACATCAGCGCGTAGGGCACCCTGAAGCCAGCGGCGATGATGTGCATCTGCGCCTTGGTCCACTCACCCACCCCGCCGGCAGCGGACGGTTGGTTGAACTTCACGTCGCGCCCGGAATGCGAGTAGCCGATCATTCCAGGCATGAAGGATTCGATGCGATTGCCGTCGGCATCTAGCACTGCGGGCCCCAACCCGCCGCCCGCGCCAGAGCCGCCGACATCGGTCCCGGCATCATCGCTGATGACGATGGCCGCAAGACAGGCCTCAGTCTTCTTCCGTGCGAGTTCGGCACGGTGCCAGTCGCCGAAGTCGCGCATGGCTCGCATTGCCGCGACGCCCCACGGGACGCCACGATTCTGGACCCGCTGGCGCTCGAAGAGGTGCGCCACCACCGAAGCCGAGACACGTTCAGACGTGAACCGGCGACCGAAAGCTTGCGCGCTGCCTCCCGGATGATCCGGGAACATCCAGTAGGCAATGCGTCGTCCGCTCGCATCGTACTCGATGCCCTGCTCGACCCGCGCGCCATCATTTCCGAACATGGCCTTGCTGGCGTCGAGGTGATCGCCTTCGCGCAACTCGATCTTCAGCGGCACATCGCCCGGCACTCCTGCGCGGGTGAAACGCTGCAGGGCCAGGGCCTCTCCGCCCTCGATCATTTCCCGGACTGCAAGGGCAGTCAGGCCGTGAAAGTCCGTATGACCGTGAAAGTCGCAGCTCTTTTCGAACCGCTTCCAGGCCGCATTGATCTTCTTGTCCAGGCGCTTGTTACCGCTTTTGGCCCGCGGGCGAATGCCGGTGCCGACGATGTTGTTCACCAGGACCTGGACAGCCTGCGCTGCCAGAGCATCGTTCCTGACCAGATCGCGCATGCGATCGCGCAAGATGGAGCCAGCTGCTGCGATCTCTGCATCCGCCGACTTGTTGCCCGACCGCCAGCCGCTGGTGCTTTGACCGCGCGAAGCCCCGTCATAGGACCGGCGCATCTCGGCGATAGCCAGGCGCTCTGCAAAGCGGTGGCGCGCGGTGCGAGGCGAAAAGGTCGCAATCACCGCGTCCAGAACACCCCAGCGCACTGCATCCGCCATGTCAGTCTCTCCGGAAGCTGGCATAGCCAGCGACTGGGCGGCTCCGTCCGGCGCTCGCCGCCGCAATCTCCGCCTCGATCACGCGAATCCGGGCGAGAATTGCCGCCCCGCTGTCGTACTTGGTCCGACGGCCGTCGTACTCAACTTCCGTCAGCCCCGAGGCGTAAGCGCGCTTCAGGGCATCGAGTTCTGTGCTCGTAAAGGCCATCAGAGCCACTTTCCTTTGCGTTCCTCGGCGAACCAGCCGCCGCTTTTATCCGCCTTGGAGCGCGAACTTCCCGCTTCCGAGCCGCTTTTATGAACCTCTGGCGCCACCACGGGCACCGCCACCACCAA